CGAATTCACACTAAATTGACCGATTATCCTTCTCACGGCGAGCAAATGATTCAGTTTTGTGAAGAAATAGGTTTTACCTTGCTTCCTTGGCAACAATGGTTGGCTCATCACTCGTTGAAATACAAACCAGATGGTCGATGGGCGCATCCGGTCGTTACTTTGTTATGCGCTCGGCAACAAGGCAAATCTACGTTTATGGCGCTTCAAATCCTATTTAGAATCTACGTACTCAAGGAGAAGCTTCAGGTTCATACAGCCCACAAGCTGACGACCTCGGCAGAATTGTTTTATAAGATTTACGGGATTATCGAGCAGACTCCTCGACTAGCTGCCGAATTTACTAAAAAGCTGGAAAGTAAGGGATTTCAGGAACTGCAATTCACAGAAGGCCGACGCTATATTGTCCGAGCCAATAACTCAGCGGGTCGCGGTATCGCAGCTCCCGAAACTATCCACTTAGACGAGGCTCGCGAGTATAAAGACGAAGACGTCTGGTCTGCCTTGCGTTATACCCAGATGGCTAGCCCTAATCCTCAGATTTGGGTTTATTCAAATGCTGGCGATCAACACTCAATCGTTCTAAACAAATTACGCGAAAGAGCGTTAGCCGCTATTCACGGCGGTTCGGATGACATTGGCTGGTTCGAATGGTCGGCGCCTCACGGCATCAAATTTGATAACTCACCGGAGTTCTGGCTAGGTGTCTGTCAAGCTAATCCGTCACTTGGCTACACAGTCCATCCAGATAATATTCGGGCGGTCCTATCCGACCCCGAAGACATTGTGCGCACAGAAGTTTTATGTCAATGGGTCGATACCATCAATCCAGTTATCAATGCTTCACAATGGGACGCTTGCAAAGTTGAGGGACTTCGACTCAACTCTGAAGCCGATACTTGGCTGGCTATTGACCTTAGCCCTGATCGTAAACAAGCCGCGCTGGTTGCCAGCCAGAAACTCGAAGGCGACCACTTTCAAGTAATACTCCTTCAAACTTGGCACAATCCTCAGAATTTAGATGACAAAGCCCTAGCCAACGATTTAGCCGATTGGTTTCGTAAATACCCAGTTCAATTAGTGGCTTACTCAGCCCGGACGGCGTCGGCAGTCGCGGCTAGACTTGCTCCCGCTGGTATCCGGACAGAACCCATTGATGGGCTAGATTATGCACAAAGTTGCGATGAACTGCTTGGAGCAATCTCATCTCAACGGTTAGCCCACTCGGGACAGGAAGAGCTGACCAAACAATGCCTATCTGCCGTCAAACTCCCTTTCGGTGACGGTGGATGGGTAATGGGCCGAAAAGTGAGCAACGCGGTTATCTGCGGGGCTATTGCTTCTGCGATGGCGACACACTTTGCGACAAAGTCAAATGATGGCGTCGATATTGTGATTATGTAGCACAGACCCTTTACAATTTAGGCAAATGGGTGCTATTAGAGACTTTCTATTTCCACAAGTCGTTGCTGCAAAGCCTGAGAAGGTTAGCGACGTAACTGCCGCACTAACTCCAATTCAAATTTCGGATTCTGTCTATAATATTTTAGGCGGCGCTACAAATACAACCCGCCAACTAGCTATGTCTGTTCCGAGCGTTGCCAGAGCTAGAAATATAATCTGCGGAACTATCGGATCATTACCTCTGACAACTTTCAATCGCATTACCGGACAATACGTTGATCCACACCGCGTAATCAATCAGCCGGACCCTCGAGTTGCTGGATTTGTAGTTTATAACTGGCTTGCCGAAGATATTTGGTTATATGGTGTCGGTTATGGACAAGTCCTAGAAATGTATTCATCCACCGATGGCGGACGAGTTAGAGCCTGGACTCGCATTTCACCAGACCGCATTACTGTTGATACAAATTATAAAAACACAGAAATTACAGGATACAAAGTTGATGGCGTAGCGGTTCCTGTTTCAGGAGTCGGTTCCATTATTCGTTTTGACGGTCCAGACGAAGGCTTGTTACACCGCGCTGGTAAAACAATTGCTGCGGCTGTTTATTTGGAAAACGCAGCTGTCAATTACGCTAAAGAGCCAGTACCTAGCACAGTTTTGAAATCAAATGGCACAAATCTAACCGCTGAAAGAATCTCAGCATTGCTTTCAAGTTGGAGAACGGCCCGCCAACAAAAATCAACTGCATTCCTAAATGCAGATGTTTCCATTGAGGCTTTAGGTTTTGATCCAAAGTCACTTCAACTCGCTGAGGCACGTCAATATGTTGCGTTAGAGCTTGCTCGCGCTTGTGGAATCCCAGCTTACTTCTTGAGCGCCGAATCTACTTCTATGACCTACTCGAACGCAGTATCAGAACGGCGCTCACTTGTTGATTTCTCCCTTCGCCCAATACTCAAGGCGATTGAAGAAAGACTTTCATTGCCGGACTTCGTACCTAATCCAGTAATGACTCGCTTCGCACTTGACGATTTCCTTCGCGGCAACGCATTGGAGCGCGCTCAGGTTTATGAAATCCTGAACCGTATCGGCGCGATGAGCGTTGAGCAGATTCAACGAGAGGAAGACCTAATACCAAATGAAAATTAGTATGCCAATGACTGTCACCGCTGCGGACACAGTCAAGCGAACAATTAGCGGAACCATTGTGACTTGGAACGAACAAGGAAACACTTCCGTCGGACCAACTGTCTTTGCCGCTGAATCAATTGAAATGAAGCCAGTAAAACTATTACTTGAGCACGACCGCACTCGTCCAATTGGCAAATTGCTATCTCACGAAGTGACAAAGAATGGCATTGTGGCAACATTCAAAATCGCCAACACTATGGCCGGAGAAGACGCGTTGATTGAGGCCACAGAAGGTTTACGCGATGGTTTTAGCGTTGGCGCACAAATCAACGAATGGACTAACAACAAGGGCGTTATGCAGATTACTTCTGCAACACTCGATGAAGTCTCGTTGGTTACTGATCCGGCAATTGATTCGGCTCGCGTTAGCGAAGTCGCGGCTTCAGAGAATGAAGCACCAAAAGAAGATTCTGCTCCGGCAACCGCTGAAGCAGACAACCCAACCGAAGGAGAACAAGTGTCAGACACTACCGTTCCAGCTCCTGCCGAAGAAACGGTAGAAGCTGCCAAGGTTGAAGCTGCTGCGCCTCGCCCAGCATTCTTCACCGCTCCTCGCCTTGAGTTTACAAAGGCGAAATACCTCGAGAACAGCGTTCGCGCAGCTCTCGGTGATGACAACGCACGTCAGTATGTACGCGCTGCGGATGACACCACCACAAATAACGCAGGCTTGATTCCAACACCACAGCTTGCAGAAATCATCAACCCGCTTTCGAATGCAGATCGCGGTTCCATCGATGCAATTAGCCGCGGAGTTCTTCCTGCTGCTGGTATGACATTCGAAATTCCTAAAATCACAGCCGTTCCAACAGTTGCAGAAGTAGCTGAAGAAGGCGCAATTGGCGAGACCGGAATGACTAACTCATTCTTGTCAGTAGCCGTCAAGAAGTTCGCTGGTGGTCAGGAATTCTCAGTCGAGCTTCTAGACCGTTCTTCACCTTTGTTCTTTGAGGAACTCGTACGTCAGATGGAATTTGCTTACGCAAAAGAGACTGACAAGTACGTCACTAACCTCATCATTTCATCCGGCCAACTTGCACCAACAGCACAAGACAACACCGCAGCAGGCCTTCTAGGTTATGTTGCTCAAGCTGCTGCTGAGGTTTATGAGAACAGCCTTGGATTTGCTCGTTCGCTTGTTGTCTCACCTGAACAATGGGCAAACATTATGAGCTACAACGACAATGGCCGCCCTATCTACACAGCGACAGCACCTTCAAACGCTGGTGGAGCAGTAAGCCCACAGTCACTACGCGGAAACGTTGCAGGTCTTGACCTATACGTATCTCGTTCACTCTCTGCATTGACTTACACAACCGGTGACGGTTCTATGTTTGTCGTAAATCCTGAGTCATACACTTGGTACGAGTCACCACGATTCCAGCTCCGCGCTGACGTCATTGGAACCGGTCAAGTCAAGGTCGCTTACTACGGTTACGGCGCACTAGCTGTGAAGGTAGCGAACGGATCCTGCCACTTCAACAAGAACTAGGAAACTAGATAGTGACGGCCGGTCCGCTCCCGAGCCGGCTTGTCACCCCTAAGAACGAAAGGAAGGCGAGATGCCAACAATTGTCACGGCCACAGAGCTAAGAACCATTCTTGGCGTCTCGTCATCCCTTTATTCAGACGCTTATTTGAACGATATTGTGGACGCTAGTGAAAACCTAGTTATTCCAATGTTGGTTACCTTTCAAAGCAAAATCAACAAAGTAAGACTTGAAGAAAATGTGGCATATTTTGTAACGGCCACTATTCACGAATTTACTGAGGGCCAATCGGTTATTATTACTGGATGCGGCGCACCGTTCAATGGAACTCATACAGTAACCTCAGATGAAATTACCGATTATGTATTCACAGTCGCAATCACCAATGCTGACATACTGGCTAAAAATATTATCCCAGCCGGAAACGCTGCGCTCTCTGGATTATCGACATACGTCGGAAATGCCAACGTTGAAGCTGCCGTTTTGGCTATCTCTGTCGAAATCTTCCAAGCACGAACAGCCGCTGGCGGATCAATCGAAGGAATCGATTTCGCAGTAACGCCTTACCGTTTATCTAAAAATCTCCTTGCCAAAGTAACTGGCCTTCTAGGCCCTTATCTCGACGTCGAAACAATGGTGGGCTAATGCCCATATCTACCGATGTTCGAGGCGCTATCAAGACTACACTTTCAACTCTGAGCGCTAACGTTTACGATTCCGTTCCAGAAGCACCAATCGTCCCAGCCATTGTCATAGTGCCTGACGCGCCATATATGGAATTAGAAGTTTTAGGCAAAGCCACTACTCGAGTAAAATTGAATTACACCATCACCGCTTGTGTTGCATATTTTAGTAACCCAGCAGCTCTAGATAATCTAGAGCAATTAGTTATGAGTATTCTTGGTAGGCTAAATGCTTCCAAGTATGAGTTATCCGTAGTCGAAAGACCAACGGTGACTGAAGTGGGAACGACGACCTTGCTCGTTTCCGACATTCGCTTGAGCGTCCGCTACGAGCAAACCGCATAGGAGACCCAATGAGCACAACAATTATCACGGGGCGCGATGTGACCTTCACACTTGACACGAAGCCATACGACGCTCAAACAACCTCGGCGACTTTGTCCGCTGAGACAATTATCGAGACCTATCAAACTCTTGATGGTCGCGCTTACAAGTCCGTTGATAAGCAATGGACATTCACTATCGAACTACTCCAAGATTGGGGCGCAAACCCTGCTTATGGATCATTGTTCGAGTCAATGTGGGCCAATGCTGAAACCGCACCAAATACCACAGTAGCTGTATCTTTCACAGCCGCTTCTGGTGCTACTTTCTCATTCCAAGTTTTGCCAATTTTCCCAAGCGCTGGTGGAGCTGCTCCAGGAGCACTTACTGACACTTGGACTCTGACTGTCGTTGGACAGCCTTCAGAATCTTTCAGCTAATAGATCGGAGCATCGGGAGCAATGAAGTTACAAATTACAATCAAATATAGTCACGGCGAGGAAGTCACTTACACCGCTGGCCTACCGGAATGGGCAAAGTGGGAACGTAAAACTGGCAAGTCGATTTATTCGATGAAGGATATTTCGGCTTATCAGCAAGCGGACTTCCTCGACTTGGCTTACTTTGCTTACAAGCGCGAAGCGGCAGGAAAGCCGACAAAGTCTCAGGAAATCTGGGAGTTATCGGTTGAAGAAATGACGATTGGAGATGAAAGCCCAAAAGCTACGAGTCCGGAAGCATAAATCGCCTTATCGTTGAGATAGCGATAGCAACCGGAATACCGATGAGCGAATGGACTGACATCGACCAAGTCCTAACGGCGATTGACATATTGAAGGAGCGGAATGGTGGTAGATGAACCAATCAGCTATGACCGGCGCGAACTTCGCGCAATCATTGCCGCTTTCAAAGCGATGGATAGTGAAGCTGCTGATGCGGCTAAACGCGAAAGCAATGCGCTGGCTCAATTCGCCGCCAACGAAGTCAAAGCCTACGGAATCACTCGTAGATTCGGACAAGCCGCTGTCGATCGCATTACAAGTGGGGTTAGGGTTTCCAAGTCCTCGAAGATTGGCGAGTTCTCTTATGGATTCGCGTCTCAACGTTTCTCTGGTGGAGGAACAACTCAAAAACTCTGGGCAGGTTATGAGTTCGGATCTAATCGTTATCGTCAGTTCCCTCGACGCACCCCTCGCCAAGGCCGAGGAAATTCTGGCTATTTCATCTATCCGGCACTTCGCAAAATTCAGCCTGAACTAGTCAAGAAATGGGAAGAAGCATTTTCTCGCATATTGAAGGAATGGGATAAATAATGGCCGGAAGTAGAACGCTCAAATTATCCATTCTTGCGGACGTTGATAATCTAAAAAAAGAACTTGATAAGGGCTCAAAAGACGTTGAAGGTTTTGGCGGTAAATTAGAAAAGTTTAGCGCGGCTGCGAAAGCCGCTTTTGCTGCTGCTGCTGCCGCCGCTGCCGCTTACGCTGTCAAGTTGGCGGTCGATGGAGTTCAAGCAGCAATAGCCGACGAAGCCGCTCAAAAGCGTTTAGAAGTTGCTCTCAAAAATGTCACCGATGCCACAGATGCTCAAGTGGCGGCAGTTGAAAAACAAATCCTCAAAACCTCTTTAGCGACTGGTGTAGCCGACGATCAACTTCGCCCAGCCTTCCAGCGTCTGGCGGTTGCCACCGGTGATCTTGAGAAATCGCAAAGTCTTCTTACCCTTGCCCTTGATATTTCTGCCTCAACGGGTAAAGATGTCGAAACGGTGTCACAAGCGTTGGGTCGCGCATACGAAGGTAATACTGGAGCCCTAACTCGTTTAGGCATCGGCTTATCGGCGGCAGAAATCAAAACGCTTGGACTAGAAGGAGCAATTACCACCCTTAGC